CTAGCTGCCATAGTTGCTGCCGTAGGCCCAAGAGTAGCAGCAATAGCTGTTGCGGTAGCTTTAGACACACCAGCCTTAACAGCAATCTGAGTGGCAGTCCCGCCTATACCTTGAACAATACTTCCTGCTATTGGCCCTAAAATAGACCCTATAACATAAGCTTTTACAGCAGCTATTCCTATGTCTTTTATACTAGGATCTTTAACTTCTAAAGTTCTTATCTCACTAAAGCTGAAAGGATCATAAAGATAAGTAGAGCCATCTTTAGTCTGTCTAATAGGGCTAACATCATACTTATGATAAAGCGCCTGTAACATAGGGTCACTATTATAAGATTCCATCAAAGCTTCTTGATAGTTTAAACCTTTAGTAGCCTGTAGATAAGAAATTTGATCTTTAAGGATAGGTTCTACAAGAGAATGGAACTGCTGTAATTCAGAGTCTGAAGAATTAGTGTGTGTACCTAAGTTACCGCCAAAGTCAGATTTACTAAAAGATTGTTTGCTAGCCGTAACATCATAACCGTAGTAAGAACTTAAAGCAGCTTGCAAGTCTTCAGTACTGTTTAAATTTTGAACAGAACTATATGCTTGTTTAGTTTTAATAACATCTGCACGTTCATTACCAAAGTCACTTAGATAAGCTGGGGTATCTCCAACAAAGCCACGGTACTCCTGCTCGCTAAGTATACGAGTAGGACTATAGTCTATTGATCCTCCACCTACACCTCCTTCACCACCAACAATATCAATATCAGTCAAGTACCCTGTATCAGAAAATGCTTTTTGAAATGCAGTGTCATAAAAATCATCTACATTATCTACATCGTTAATATCAAAGTAGTTAGCGCCACCGGATAAAGTATTGCGGTATTCAAGGAAAGGATTAGCAAAGGAAGAAAAAGACTCAGCCATTATTTACCCCAAGTAGACAAGGTTTTAATACCAAAACTTGCAGCTATAGCGCCACCTAGAAAGGCTTTGTAGTAATCAGGCATAGTAGACAATACAGTAAATCCTTGTTCAACGTAGGGAACCATAGAAGGTATGAAAGCACCTATCAATGGCAAACTTAAAACTACAGCAAACCATTCATCTTTCCATGAGGTCTGTGAGGCAGCAGCTTGTTGAGTTTCCCAATCACCGTCATTTGTAATACGGCGTAACTTGGATTCATGTACAGCTTGCTTTTCAGCAGCTTTATTTTTAAGGAAAGTACCGGCTAAGTTAGCTATAGGTCCAATGAGAGCTTGTAGCATTATACACCCCTTAAAGATAAAGCTAAGGGGCCACCTAAGCAGCCCCCAGCTAGACGGTTGTTACTTAGGAACAACCAAGGTAAGTCCGGCTTCAGGACGAAGTACAGCTTTACCGTACAAAGTGTCTGAAGTGAACAAGTTAGCAAGGAATTCTTGCTTGTACTGTGTCTGCGATCTAACGCCTTGCTGTTCGGCAAGAGTTAGTGCATCACGGTGTACCAAGAGAGCACCTAAGCTATCTACAGCACCTGAAGCACCGTTAGCAGCAGCGGTTTCAACTACAGGGCAGTTAGTACTTACATAAATACCAATACCGTATAGTTCACCAATCTGTCCACCTGTTACTTTGCCATTGTTAACAAAGTCAGAGCTAACGTAGCGATCAATACCCATGATCGTGTTACGCACTGAAGGAGGAATGATAAAGCTACGTCCGTCCATAGGTACGTCTTCATCGTCTAGCTTCTGGATCAATGCTCTAAAGCCACCATCAGTAAAGATGTCAGCAGGAACAACTGTATCAGCTACATAAGTAGTTAAGGTAGCAGCGCCATTGTTAATAAAGAACGTACCGCCATTGTTCAAGTAAGTAGTACTAGTAGTACCTGATGCACCTAGGCCAGTAGCCAAGCTGTGTAGGTCAGTATCTACTTGCTTTGCAAGAGCATAGCCAGCGTCCTCTGTATAGAACTGACGCAAAGAAGACAACGCCTGTACGTCTGTAATGTCTTCAATTAAACGTGAGTACTCAAAGTGACGGTTAATAGAAACCTGTACTTCACCTTCTGTGCTTGCCTGTACTGTTACAGCGGTCTTAGCTGCTTTAGCATGGGCATCACCACGGACAGGCTTAGGAACGTGAATTGTATCACCTTTCTTACCTGACATAGACATCTTCTTGACTAGGTTAGCCAATACAAGATTCTTTTGGTATGCAGCAATAATCTCGTCACTCCAGATTTCTGGGATAAAAGTAGCTGCGCTAGTGTTGTCAACGAACCCGCCAGTTGCGGGATATGTGGAATCAGTCATAATAAATATCTCCTAAGATATAAGTTTATCTGACCCTTTTCTCTTTGTACGCAAGCATAATTTCTGGTTGTAATGCAGCGTAGCGATTAGGGTCTGTTTTCATAAGGTTAATAATGTCTTGTCTTCTATAGATCTTCTTTGGTGCAGATTCAGAACTACCACGGGCATTGCCTGTACTAGCTGATTTAACCGCCTGCTTACGAGCCTGTTGTTCAACCTGTGCAGTCTGTTGGACTACGTTCTGCCGTTCTTTCCAAAGGCTAAATAGCTCATCGGCGGCTTCATGGTCATACTTCTGGTCTGCGTCTACAAACAATCTAGTCCTAACTTTAGATGCTTGAATCCACTCAGCAAACTTAGTATCCTGTAGGATAGACTCCATATCTGGATGCTTACCCTTCAGTTCTGCCATAGCATTACTCTGGCGATACTGGTTTGTGACGGCTTCAGCCTCCCTAATCTTAGGATGGTTCTGAATTGCCCTGTCTACAGCCTTATCAGGGTCTGTAAAAAAGTCTATTTCTTCGACTTCTTGGGGTGCTTGTTGTTCCGGTGTGAGTTGTGTCTGTATGTAATTATCTACAACTTTCCGTAGTTCACCAACTTCAGAACTCTGCCTGCCCAGTAGCTTCTCAGCCTCCTGATGCATCTGCACTAGTTCTTCAGCAGACTTGTTTTGATATTTCTCTGGTATAGAAGGAGGCTCCTGTGGTTCAGGGGTTACCTGCTCTTCCTCATTAAACATATCTAACTGGTCTGTGGACTCTACGTCCTGACGCTCATTCTCTATAATTCTAGCCATTATTAACTCCGTACCTTAGTATTGTGGAGAACTTTATTATAACGGAAGGGTTAACTAATACCTTGTTTCCGTTCGTATGCGATTTGCTGTTTCCTGCGTTTAGCCCACTTGTCATGTGCATCAGGGAAGTCTCCACTGATACCTTCTAACCTAGACCTCACAGGAGATACAATACGCTTTGCGTCCAAGCCACAACTGCACCTAGAAGTTGTGACATCGGACTTTACTAAATCTTCAAACTTATGCCCATCAGGACATCTGAAATCAAACAGCCTCATCTATAGCTTCCTCAGTATCATCTGATTCTGCTTGTTCTTTGGCGCTATCAATCTGTGTCTCAAGATTAAAGAGTGTACCTAAGATAGCTAACTGGCCTTTACGGAAGTACAGGTTATTAGCGTCTTCAGTAAGCTCTACTGAGTTGATTTGCTCAACATTACCTCTAAGGTCTGAGATTAGCTGTTTCCAGCCTTCTGACCTAAACATCGCAAAGTAATTGTTAAAATATGTTTCTAACTCTTGATTCATTGTATTTTACCTTTAGTTAAAGAATACTCATGTACACTAATGTACCCATACATTATAGCATACTTCTGTTTGAATGTCAAGAGTTATTTTTAATTATTTTACAAGTGAATGTAGTAAAGCAAACAGTGCTGCCGGTACTACAAGCAAAGCGACACATATGATTACAAGTGCCTCTTTGAGTTGCTTGTTTTTGGCTTTTTTCTCCGCTGTAAGTCTGTTTATCTCATTTTGTCTAGCAACCCTAGCGTCAGCCATAGCTTGCATAGCGTTAGCCCACAGATGCCCATTGCCTGAAATAATAAATATATCTTTAACTTCAGCTAGGGTATCTGCGATTTGCTTTTGTGCAAGCTGGTGCTGTATAGCGTCTCCAGCAGACAAAGGTTGAGTATTTTTAATTTTTTGTAAATCGTGCTGTGCTTCACCCAGAGTACCTAAGAATGAGCTAATCTGCTGTATGTCAGATGTAGCACTGGCTGCACGGTTAAGTGCAGTAGTAGCAGCGTTGACTGTACTTACAATGGCAGCTAGCTCAAGTACCATTAGCGTCCCCTAGTGCCGCCTGAAGCTCTAGTAGGCTTCCTTTTGTTTAGCATCTGCTTTGATTTATTCTTCTTCTTAGGTGGTCTTCCCACTTTAGATCCGTATGTACCTGTACCGTATGGCATTAGCTTCTCCTTGATTTAGCGCCAGAACATTTCCAACGCTTTCTTGATAAGTTGTTTGGTGTATTAGGGTCATTCTGCTTTGCTTTAGGCAGACGTTTCTTAATACCTAAACTACGAGCACAGTAACTATCACCTTTGCTAGTTCCTGCTCTAACTCTGGGACCACCTCCTTTAGCTGGGCCAGCTTGCCCATAACTTACTTTTTTACCACTAGAAGTAATTTTTACTTTAGCTTTACCTTTCCTAGCCCTTGTTCCTCCAGATGCCCTAGCCACTATGCGGCCTTCTTAGAAGCCTTTGGAGTCTTCTGTTTTTCTGTAGCACAGTTGCAGGCTTTTATTTCTTTAATAGTTTTCTCTAGCTCCTCAAACTTAGCGTTTACTTGCTCTACGATCTCTAAGAGTTCTGTTCTAGTTACTACCATTAGTAGGTACCCCCTGTAGTTGCATTGGAGCCTGTGGTGCAGGCTGTGGTGGTTGTGGTTGTCTAGACTGCTGTTGTGTAGGAGTCTTGAGGTCAATCTCCTTTTCCTTTAGCATAGTTTGAGCTATCTTCATTCTACGCTCAAATTCCTTATCGTCCTGATCCCCTGCCTTTAGGTTAGCTGTGATAGCCTTAATCTTGTCTATCTCAAGCTCCTGTGGCAGTAGCTGTGCCTCTATAGCAATCTTCTGTGCTCTTGACTGAGACTCTCCAGCTTGACCGTTGAGAGCCGCTGTCTGAGACTGCTGGAAGGCCATCTGTGCCTGTGCGGCCTGTTGCTGCATTTGTTGCTGCTCTGGCGTAGGCTGTGCGGCTTGTGCGGCCTCATCAATCTTAGCAATAAGCTCTTCACGGTTGGATACGTTCATGTTGTCAATAATTGACTGTATCAAAGTATTGTACAGTGGAGACTCTGGGGACATTGTTTGCAGTAGCTGTACAAGCTGTGTTACTTCGTACTCACGGGCAATAATACCTAGAGTAGAGGTGGTGTTAAACTTGTAGTCCTTGACAGGATAGTTCTCAGGGTCAAACTGCATATATCTACAAGCAGCCATCTTTACAAAGGGAATCAAGAAGGACTGCTGGAAGTTAATCAATGTACGCTTGTGACGCTTAATAATGGCACCTAGAGACATGCTAATACCAGCAGCCGTAGCGTCACCGTTGATACTACCGGCGATACCAGCGGAGTCTATAGCTCCTGTAGACATCTGAACCATCTTCTGTAGCTCTGCTGCCTGTGTAAAGGTAATCTGATTTACTTGCCCAAAGTTAAAGGGGTTCAATACTGTCCTAGGGTCACCATTGGTCAAGATGATTTTTCCAGGTCTAACCTCCGGTCTAGAGCCTCTAGGGAGCCGTGTAGCGTCCATAGCAAGCATTGGGTGTACAGTTAGGGCTAACGCATCAATACGCGCTCTAAGCTCTGTATCAAGGGCTTTCTGGCTATTGTAACCTTTCTCACACACACCACGGCCCCAGAACTTACTAGGCACTACGTCCCAAGGGAATGCAACAATAGGTCTGTCCTGCATCATGTATGGGTTTTCTTCAGCTTTTAGCAGTATGCCACCATTAGCAATAACAACAATAGCTTCAACGTAGTAACTTTCGTTCTCTTCTTCGTCTTCATTGTCTACCTCTAGGTCAGCAATGTCCTCGTCTTCACCTAACAACGCTTCCTTCTCACCTATCTCTAGCAAGTAGCGTGGTACTAAACCATAGTACTTAGTTAGACGTACCTTGTCCTCATCAAAGGATGTAAGGTCTTGGTCTGCCTCTAGGTCATAATCGCCAGCTTCCTGACCTACATATACGTCCCTGTAGACCCCTTCTTCCTGTAGTTGCTGCACTAGGTGTCTGGACACAAACTCATCTACAGCAACGCCTAGAGCGTTCTCTACGGAGGTAGCAACAGGGTCAATTAAGAAGTTCTGTGGCAGTACTGGGCGTAATTTGACCATTGTACGGTCAGTAATGTTAACACCTACTGCCTGTAGCTGCCCGTCCATAATAGGTTGGGTAGCAGGAGCCATCTCTTTGACTTCCTCTAGCACTACTTCAGCGACACCAGTGCCAAATACAGCACTATTGATTAAACATTCTCCTACTTGCTTTCGGATCTGTGCTTTTTCAAAGTCCTCATGCAGTTTATTGCGTAAATACACAACATCTTGGCTATCTGGGTCAGCTAAGTCATCGGTAATGTCAAAATACTTGCCTCTACCAAAGGTTGCCTCCTCTAACTCTGCTACACTGGACTCTACAGCCTGCTGAAGTGCAGGGCTGATGATTCTAGAGCGTTCACTCTTCCTACTGGAGTCTTCTGCTGCCCACTGTCCGCGCCAAAGCCTATAGTATTCCTCAAACCTCTCTGAGTAGTTGGCCTCGTAATGATCTCTCCATGAGTCACACTTAGTCATCACCCAGTTCTCTAGGTGCTCTTCGCTCATTAAGACATCGTTATCACCGTAGTCCATTATCTTTTACCTTTTCTGGCTGTTTTGGCTGCTTTTTTGAACTGTGCGGCTGTAGGAGCACCTTTACTACCGACTTTACGCATCTTTTCACCGGAACCCGCCGCGATACGTTTACGTTTAGCATTTATATTACTGTATAGACCTTGTTTAGCCATGTTACTTTCCTATTTTCTTTTGAGCAGCTTTATGAGACTGAGTAAAAGTCTTACCCGCCCTCATGTTTTTTCTCATTTCAGTCATGTGTTTAGGGCTGTGGTGGGAAGAGTGTTTTTTTAACATTTCTTTTTGTTTTGTAGTTATAGTTTTCATTAGTATCCTGTTACTACATCTAAAATTTCTAAGTCATCAATCTCAAAGTCATATGAGTAGGCTACTTTAGCCAATTGATCTGTGTATGCAAAAGCGTCTATCAAGTCATCATGTGTTAAGACATCAGGGAACTGGAATAACTGATCCATAAACCTAGTGTTCCACTCACCTTTACCTAGAGTAATCTGACCGTTCTCAAACCTACCCTGTAAAGCCCACATGATCCTGTCTGTTTTCTTTCTGTTACCATGTGTAAGCTCCTCTACAACAAAGAACCTACCATTTTGTTTCATCATGTCCATCAATGGGGACATTACAGCCTGCTTAGAGATACCACGCTCAATACCTACACTAATAGGTCTGTAGTCCCTGACTGCTTGGAATATCTTTCTAGCTGTCTCCGCTAAGTCCCACCTACCGTATATAATGTTCTCTAGGAACCAGCCGTCCTCGTTGACCTTGACTACCGCTATGGCTGACTCATCCAGCTTAGAGTTCTTAGATCTTTTCTTACTTACGTCCTCAAAGCCAGCTAAGTCAATACTGATGTAGTAGTCACCTACGTCTGGCTTGTCACCAAACTTGACCCACTCCTCCTTAAACATCTCTGAGCCTCTAGCCTCAAAGGATGCCATAAACTCCTGTCGGAATGCATAGGAAGACATGGACTTTTTAGCTAGGTCTATCTCCTCTGAGTCCAGTAGTTCGTTGTCGTAGCTTGTAAAGTGCCAAGCCTCATAGGACACATCGTCCTCTAGCTCTGCGTACTTGTACAGGTCATAAAAGTGGTTACGTCCCATAGGTGTACCTATGAACAACGCACCACCCTTTTGGTCAGCTAAGGCAGGTCTAAGGATCTGCTCAAAGACCTCTGGTTTCATATCTGCGTACTCATCCATCACTAGGAACTTTAGTGACACACCACGCATAGTCTCCGGTCTGTCTGCACCCTTGAGGGATATAGTGGCACCGTTGACCAGTTTTATTTGTAAATTGTTAATGTGAGCACTTACTACCACTGGATTAGCCAAGTCTAGTAGTGTTTGCCACATGATGTCTCTAGCCTGCCCCTGTGTAGGAGCTACATAGAACACCTGTCCCTTGTCCGCCTGTAGTGCGTTTACAATAAGCATCCATGCAGCTAGTCTGGATTTACCTGTACGTCTACCCGCAGCTACAATCTTAAACCTAGTGTCATCTGCCCAGACTTGCTTTTGCCAATCTAGGAGTTGTATGTTTAGATCAGTCATAAAAGTACTTGACTACTAACTCATCCAAGTCTTTTTCTTCCTCACACTCATACTCAGCATCTAACTCAGGATTACCGTCCCAATTTAGATCCTCTTGTTTAGCTAGAGTCTCTCTGTATTCTCTACTATCCATAAGTCCACATCACAGGTATATCTGTAGATCTAACATCCACATGCACAAAGCCACCGGCTACACCAATCCCTGTAAACCCTAGCTCTATGGCCTTCTTAACTATAGTGTGCCGTTGAATACCGGATGACACAGCTATGTCCGCTGCAATGCCTTGGGCATGAGTGCCAGCCTTAGGCTTCTTTAGTTCTATAGGGTGCTGTGGTGATCTATAGCCGCTGGTGATTACAAAAGGGAAACCACAGGCCTCCCTTAGTTCATCTAAGGCCAAGATTAGTTCATCTTCTATTTCATTCTCACCTGTGGCTTGACACACAAACTCTTCCCTAGTGAAGTACTTAAACATCTGTATATTCTCCGTCTATAGGTTCACTAGGTTCCACCTCTGTTTCAACAGTGCCGCCTAAACCTGAGATTGTTATGTTTACTGATGATCTACCACTGGCTGCATCTTTCTCAAAGTAACTCAAGGGTAGCATACGATCCATCACTAGTTTCCATGCAGCCGCTTGATTCTTATGGTCATCATTAAGTGCCGCGTCAAAAATACTGTCAAGTACCTTACGAGACTTAGGGGACGCAAGCATACGAGCCTTATACTCATTAATGATACCAGCGTCACCTTTAGGTCTACCTAGAGCTTTCCTAGAGCCTCTAGATTTAGAAGCTACCTCAGACTTCTTAGGTCTACCTCTTTTCCTTTTAGCAAGAGTAGGTTTATTATCAACATCCATGTGTATTTTACCTTACTGTCTCTCTAAGAATACTCTATCAGTATAGCATATTTTTGTGTCCTTGTCAAGTCCTTTTTACTATTATTTAGTAGTGTACAATAATACTATAGTAATCAATAACTTGGCTATGTTAGTAAGTACTTACATTATAGGAGTTTTCTCTAGTTTTCTAATTTTAGCTCTGGTGTACAAGAGTGCCTACTATAGATTACGACAGATACGCCAGCCCCTCCCCGGCCCTCTAGCATAACCCACGCCTCATGTCAACAAAAGAATACAAAAGAATTCACCTATAGCATACAATAGAACACAAGTCAACCCTTGACAACTAGAGCAGACTATGGTAGCCGTGCCAATGGCTAGCACATGTGGCTAGAGATGTCAAGAGTAAATAAGTGTTGACAAATGCACAAGAGTGTGAGTGGCACTGGCACCCTATAGCATACCCAAGCAACCACATGCAAGTGAATTGTATTCATGTGAACATGAGAATGTTTCAGTTTACACGTCTGCACATATCCTTATAATGGATCACATCAGACACACAGACAGACACACAAAAGGAAGCACAGACATGAACAAGAGAACAAGCAAGTTTATCGAAGCACTACGCAGCCTAGACTTAGGCGAGGGTGTGAACCCTACAGTTATAGTGAGAGAAGATGACGAGATAATGTTATCAGCAGAGGAGTATGACGGTCTGGTAATAGATCCATACGGTGACATGGAGATACACGCAGATGTTGAGGCTCTAGCACGAAAGCACAAGTTTGACCTAGAGTTTGAATCAGCAGGCGCAATCATAGCTTACGCTTACTAACGCACACACAAAAGGATTAGAGAACATGAGCAGATCAATTACAGTTAAGATTAAATCAGTGTACGGTGAGGAAAAAGTCTACCCAGTTTGTGCGGACGCTCAGACATTCGCAGACCTAGCAGGCACACGCACACTCACTATAGGCACCATAGAGCAGATCAAGAGGCTAGGGTACAAGGTAGAGCTAGTCACACAGTCTAATCTAGCAAGCATACTAGGAGCGTAACAATGAAAATATTTATCTTTGCAATTAAGATTGCAGTTGCAATTATGCTATCAATTCTGATGCTCTGGGCAGGTACTCACCTTACCTTTGCCTACTATGCTACTGATCAGAACGTGCATGCTATGTTTGCTTGGGTTGGCCCTTTGATAGTGTTAACAGGGTTCGGGTTACCCTTTGCAGCGATTGAGGAAGCATTGAGAGGAGTCAAATAATAATAAGTGATTGTCTCTTGACATCAGGAGACAATAGCATATTATTAGCAACACACACACAAAAGGACTAGAGAAAATGAGATTACGACAACTAGCAGCAAACCAGACAGAAGTAGCGTTACCATGTGGCGCAGTAGTATTCTTTAGCTACGAGACACCAGTAGCTGCAATGCTACCATCAGGACAATACATCCGCACAGAGCAAAAGTTCTCAGTAACCACTAGCAAGCACATAAATAAATGGCTTGCTCCTGTAGCTGATAGTGTTAGGATTGTTCCACAGGGTGACTTGCATAAATTAGCAGGAGAATAGAGCAATGCAAGTAAATAGAGACTATAGACCAGATTGGTCACAGGACATAGAGAAGGCGCAAGAGTTACCATTCTGGAAAGTGTGCCTTTGGTTTATGTGGGGTTTCACAGTAGGTTTTTTCATAGGAGGCTAGGACATGAGTGCATCAAATGGCGTATGCCTGCACCAGATCATCGGTGAACTGGAGCGGATAGAGAAAAGTATTGTTATGAACATAGAGATAGTAGACAATGCCAATTCAGACGCAGGCTGTTTCCTCAGGCAACACCTAGAGGAAGTGCAGGCGTTAATAGTAAACATAGAGAACGTATAACATGACAGGGCATAGAATACAGCACGAGAAAAGCAGAATTAGGTTTCAAGAGAAAAAGTTGGACAATCAAGCGGATGCAATAGCTAGACAATCACTAAAGATTGAGCTACTTTATAAACGCTTGGCAGCAGAGAAAAAGGAGAAAGACAAGCCATGAGCCTATTTGACACACTAGCCAGAGAGCTATATGACTACGAGCCTGAGTGCTCCCATGAGTGGCAGTATCAACCAGCAGAGTACGAGCGTCTAGACGGTAGAGAGACGGTCCTACAGTATCCCTCAGGCTACTACTGCGACAAGTGCGACACGTTTAGAGATCAAGAGGAGTACTAGAGCTATGAATATCTTTTATCTAGACACTTGCCCTAGGGCAGCAGCAGTGCAGCAGTGTGACAAGCATGTTGTCAAGATGATCCTAGAGAGTGCACAGATGCTCTCTACGGCACACCATGAGCACGATAGCCCTAGAGCAGTCTATAAGACTACGCACAAGAATCACCCCAGTACTGTGTGGACTAGAGAAAGCGTAAAGCACTACAATTGGCTATATGCTCATATGAAAGCCTTATCAGAGGAGTACACTCACCGCTATGGTAGAGTGCATCTAACGTGGCAAAAGTGCCAAGAGGCACTCAGAGAGCCTCCTGAGGCTATGCCAGACCTAGAGTGGCGGGAGCCTCCCCAGTGTATGCCAGACGAATGCAAAAGAGCTAGCGCAGTAGATGGCTACAGGGTATACTATAGAGTCAAAAGCGACACTATCGACATGCGATGGACTAACGCAACCAAACACTTTTTTGAAGAGGAGCACATAACATGAGTGATAACTTTAGTAACGATATAGATGTTACTGATCCGAATGACCTAGAGGATCCTATTGATAGAATGATAAAAGATATTGTAGACTTTAATCTAAACTCCATGCCAGTGAGTGAGATGCTTGCTATAGTGGCAACTTTTATGTCTGAGCAACTAGAGAACACTTCCCTAATGGAAGTACAGCAGATCCACACAGGCATCTACGGCAAACCAGAGGATATACACTAATGCGATGCAAAGCATGTAATACTGCCCTAGAGCAGTTCGAGATTGATAGGAAATGCAAGTTATCTGGAGAGTACCTAGACTTGTGCTCCCCATGTGCCAACGCCTCTAATGAGGCAATACATCAACAAGAGGAGCCTATATATAGAAACTACATAGACATGCAAGAGGAGGCAGAATTTATCGAACATGGACTTGTGTTATAATAATACTTGTGTTATAATACTACTGTATTGAGGCAAATGATAAACAACCATTTGTTCAATAGTAATTCAATCGCTAATCTATAGGAGAAACACATGGCGGTAATTGAAGGTGCGGCACAGTTTGTGAACTTAAAAGAGACTGAGGTATACCAAGGAAAAGACACTGGGCGCTATAGCGTAGTGTTAACTCTAGACGATGCAGCAGCAAGTGAGCTATCGGGTAAAGGTGTGCGCCTGCGTCCATATGGCGAAGGTGACGCAGCAACCATGCAGCGAAAGTTTGCTAGTCGCTTTGAAGTGAAAGTGATAGACGCAGAAGGAGAACCATACAAGGGTGATATTCCTAGAGGCTCCAGTGTGCGTATATCATACACTTATGGTGATGAGCATCCAGTGTACGGTGTGCCTGTATACATGAATGCAGTAAGAGTACTAGAGTTAGGGGAAGCAGGAATTGACGCAGAACTCTAAATTTGTAGGCCATGAGTCTTGTGATGCATGTGGATCATCAGACGCTAAGGCCGTATACAGTGATGGGGGTAGCTATTGCTTCTCCTGTCACGCAGTAGGTAAAGGGGAGGGCAGCAGTGCCTTCTCCTCTACTGAACCTACCAAACTCAAGAGGAAGTTAGAATTGACTGGAGTAGTAGCCGATATTCCTGATAGACGCATACCTAAATCTATCGCCGCTAAATACGGTGTTACTGTAGAGTATGACGCGCAGGGCAAAATATCCAAACACATCTACCCATACTATGCCTGCGATACTGATGAAGTGAAAGGTACTAAAGTGCGCCTATGCCACAGTAAGGACTTTTTTGCTACAGGCAGTACTGAGGGCGTTGGGCTATTCGGGCAGCAAGTGTGCAAGGGTAGAGGTAAGTACCTTACAATCACTGAGGGCGAGATAGACTGTATGTCTGTGTCTCAGATGCTTGGAGGCTCCTATGATGTAGTGTCCCTACGCTCTGGTGCATCAGCAGCAGCTAAGGAGGTTAAAGAGCAGCTAGAGTGGCTAGAAGGGTACGATAACATCATACTGTGTCTAGACAACGACAAGGCAGGTAAACAGGCTGTAGAGGCTGTGAAGGACTTGTTTAGCCCTAGCAAGCTAAAGATAGTCAAGCTGCCTGTAAAAGACGCTAGCGACATGCTACAGGCCAACAAGATCAAAGAGTTCACTACCGCATGGTGGGAAGCTAAAGTCTACCGGCCTGATGGTATTGTGAGCGGTAAGGATACATGGGACGCACTAACCAATAAGATCAAGGTTAAGTCTGTTCCGTATCCGTGGCAAGGACTCAATAGCCATACTAAAGGATTCAGACCCTACGAGCTAGTGACGATAACGTCAGGCTCCGGTATGGGTAAGTCTCAAATGGTTAGAGAGCTAGAGTATTACTTGCTAAACGCTACTGAGGACAACATAGGTATCCTAGCACTAGAGGAAGACGTAGCCCGAAGTGCTTTAGGTATCATGTCCATAGCAGCTAACGCACCATTGCACCTAGAGGAAGATCTAGACCCAGAGTTAGCCTTCCCATACTGGGAGGAGACAATGGGGTCAGGTAGGTATTACCTTTTTGATCACTGGGGTAGCACAAGCGAAGATAACCTGTTGGCTCGCATACGCTACATGGCAAAAGCGTTAGATTGTAAATGGATTATTCTTGACCACTTATCAATTGTGGTATCAGCACAGGAGAACGGAGACGAACGGAAAGCTATAGATGCTATTATGACTAATATACGCACTCTTGTAGCTGAGTTAGGCGTGGGCCTGTTCCTAGTGTCGCACCTAAAGCGTACACAGGGTAGAGCACACGAGGATGGAGGGCAGATCAGCCTGAGTGAGCTAAGAGGCTCACAGTCTATAGCGCAGCTATCGGACATGGTGATAGGCCTAGAGAGAGATCAGCAAGCGGACAATGAGGAACAGCGCAATACTACTACAGTGCGTGTACTCAAGAACCGCTACGCTGGCCTCACAGGAGCCTGCTGCTGGCTAAAGTATAACCACCAGACAGGTAGAATGCTAGAAGTAGCTAAACCACAGGGAGACAATGATGAGTTGTAGTCCTATATTCTTGGACGCAGAGACTAATGGCCTAAAACCTTCTGAGGTGTGGGTAGTGGTCACAATGCAGGATGAGGTGCTATCGGAGCACTATACGCCTGAGTCACTCAGGAAGGCTCTAGACAACGATGCGCTAGTCATAGGCCACAACCTGTTCGGGTACGATATACCAGTGCTCAAGAGGTTATGGGATATAGATATAGACAGTAGCAGAGTGAAGGATACTCTAGTTATGTCTAGGTTAGCGGATCCACAGCGAGACAAGGGTAACTCCTTACGGTCTTGGGGTGAGCGTCTTAACTTCCCTAAAGGTGACCACAGTGATTGGTCTTGCCTATCGGATGAAATGGTGACGTACTGTAAACGTGACGTAGAGCTAACTGCTGCTGTATATGATCGGCTACTGTTTGAGCTACGGGACTTTGGCACAGACTCTGTAGAACTAGAGCAGAGAGTGCAGGAGATCACACAGAAGCAGGTACGCAACGGATGGAAGCTGAACGTAGGGCAGGCTATCTACCTAGTGGCAACACTGAAGGAGAAGCTATATGACCTAGAGGATGCAGTGCATAGAGTGTTTAGACCATTACCTACCTTCGTTAAGGAGGTGCGCCCTAAAGTAAAAAAGGATGGAACTATCTCTGTCGTAGGTCTTAAATTTCTAGGTGACCAGTGGAGCAGTATAGCTGGTGATTTCTCTAGAATAGACTACCCTGAGTTTAACTTAGGTTCACGGCAGCAGATAGGTAGACACTTACAACACTTTGGATGGAAGCCTTGCCAACACACTGAGCATGGTCAGCCTATTGTCAATGAGAAGGTACTCATGGGCATAAAAGACATCCCTGAGGCTACTTACATTTCTGAATACCTGATGGTGCAGAAGCGTATAGCACAGGTGGAGTCATGGATAGAGGCTGCTGATGAGGACACAGAGCGTGTGCATGGGCAGGTAAACACTAACGGAGCAGTAACGGGCAGGATGACACACTCTAAGCCTAATGTAGCACAAGTACCAGCCTCTAGAGCACCCTATGGTGTAGAATGTAGAAGCTGCTGGACTGTGCCTGAGGGCTACAAGCTAGTAGGGTTTGACGCTAGTGGACTAGAGTTGCGGATGCTTGCACACTACATGAATGATGAGGAATACACCAATGAAGTCATTAATGGAGACATACACACCGCTAATCAAAAGCTTGCAGGACTTGAATCAAGAGATCAGGCGAAGACTTTCATCTATGCCCTTTTGTACGGGGCAGGAGATGCAAAGCTTGGGAGTGTGGCTGGGGGATCTAGAGCAACTGGAGAAGGACTTAAAAAACGCTTCATGTCTAATCTCCCAGCATTCGCAGATCTTAAAACTAGAGTGGCAAGCGAAGCTACTCAAGGATGGATTAGAGGACTTGACGGGCGTAGACTAACTGTGCGGTCTGAACACGCAGCACTTAACACACTACTACAGAGTGCCGGTGCTATTGTTATGAAACAGGCCTTGATTCTTCTGGATAAATATGGTATACTATGGGGACTAGACTACAAGATTGTAGGTAATATACATGATGAAGTCCAGAGCGAAGTAAAGGCTAAAGACGCAGAGAAGTTTGGAAGGCTAGCAGTCTCTTGTCTAGAGGCGGCAGGACTACATTTTAACCTAAACTGCAAACTTGCAGGGGAGTACAAAATTGGAACAACTTGGTCAGAAACACACTAACAAGAATACTTACTTTGAGGACGGGAAATGGTGGTACGCAGGCGCAAAAAGTAGGCGAGAAGGCGAGAGACAGTCTTTAGAGTCGCACATAAAGAAAAACAATACTAGGATGTTTGTTGACGGTAAGTATGTCCCTAAGTCACACCCCCTCCACAAGGCGGGACGATACAAAGGTTTTACTGAGGCAGCGTTTAGCTCTCTAGAGAACTATGAGACTGCAAAGGAAGGACAGGTGTACATCATTGTTAACCCAGCGTTCCCTAGTTGGTGTAAGATAGGGATGGCTGTAGATGCAGAGGACAGGCTCAAGCAGTACCAGACCAGTTCGCCCTACAGGGACTACAAGCTGATAGCAACGTATGACACCAGTGATAGACGCAAGGCTGAGAAGTTTGCACATGAGCTACTAGCGAAGTCACATGAGCGTAGAGGCGAGTGGTTCTGTATCCAACACCCTGTCGCTGCATCTATATTAGAGTTACCTATGCGAGAGTTTCAATGAAAACAGTTAACACAGTAGTAGAGGACATATATTCTCTTATGACAACCAAGCAGCCTGATGAGGCTGTAGACGTTGAACAAGAGATTAATAAGTTCGGTGAAGCTGTAAAGGAACTCATGCGTAAGGAATTCTCTCCTAGAGATTCTTTTGATGACAGGAAGCTACGCCTGTCTAACATAGGGAAGGACGATAGATACCTATGGAATAACTTTAACAACAAAGGCCCAGTAGAGGAGATACAAGGGCCAACGTATGTTAAGTTTATGTACGGGCATTTGATTGAGGAAATGCTACTGTTCTTAACACGCATGTCAGGACACTCTGTGACTGATGAGCAGAAGGTGTGTGAGGTAGAGGGCATTGTAGGTCATATGGACTGCAAGATTGACGGTATTGTAACGGACATCAAGTCCACCAGTACCTACGCATTCAAGAAGTTCAAGGACGCTACACTGGCCTACGATGATCCATTTGGGTATGTAGACCAGATCAAGGCCTATGCGTACTCTGAGGGTGAGACTAAGGTAGGCTGGCTGGCTATGGACAAGCAGAACGGCTACCTAGCGTGGCTACAGTATGACCTAGAGGACACAGAAGCACCAGTGTACTCTTCTATCAGTGGTGACATAGCTGAGAGGATACGCCATGTAAAAAAGATGGTGGAGTTGGAGGAAGCGCCAGATTTCTGCAACGAAAGGGTAGCGGATGGCAAGAGTGGAAATATGAAATTAAACGTAGGCTGTTCCTACTGTCAGTTCAAGCGTTCATGCTTTCCAGAACTGCGTACTTTTCTTTATTACGGTGGCCCAAGGTATTTAACGGAGGTGGTAAATGAGCCTAAAGTCCAAGAGATTTTCTAAGAACATCTATAGGTCTGGACTAGAGAAGAAGTTCGCTGAGTTAATGCCCAAGGGCAGGTTCCTGTACGAACCCTACGACATACCATACGTTATGCACAGGAAGTACAAGCCAGACTTTGTAGACAAGAAGACCGGAGATTACATAGAAACTAAAGGTTTCTTTAGAGCAGGAGACACACAGAAGTACACATCTATACGCGATAGCATAGCACCTATTAGCCTGATATTTGTACTCTCTGACCCTAATAAAAAAGTCAGGAAGGGTTCTAAGATCACCATGGGACAGTGGTGTATCAAGGAAGGTTTTGACTTTTATACAGTAGATGAGTATGCAGATGTCATTAACGATGGATGAAATTAAGGAACGGGTGTTGACTAGGTATGATATAGATGATATAATTAGTCTTCTGGATATAACCGCTGAAGAGATAGTAGACAGGTTTGAGGACAAGTTTATCAACAGGCTTAGTCTCTTTGAAGAAGAGCTAGCAGAACAAGAACTGGATGATTGGAGTGACGATGAACAAGAGTATTGATGATGAATCACCGGAAGCATGGAGCAGGATAAACAAGTGGCACCGTAATGGTCCAGACCAGCATCCTTTGTTCCCTACAAAAGATGAGCCTGAAATGTTGGGTGACTTGTTAAAAGAAGACTATAAATTAGCAGAGGCAAAGATGGCAAGCAGTTACACACGCCAAGGGTACAAGTTTAAGACTTCATGGGGTGATGAAGATGTCAATAGCCCCGCACACTACGCCCAGCAGGGAGATATAGAATGTATTGATGCTATGGAGTCTATGATGTCTAGAGAAGAAATCATAGGCTACCTTAGAGGTAACTCATTCAAGTACAGGTGGCGCTTCAGAAGCAAGAGCAACGCTGTTAAAGACCTGCGTAAAGCACAATGGTATGAGAATAGACTGATGGCACTACTGGAAAAAGAAGAGACACTAGATGACAAATAAGATTGGACAGCAGGATTACCTAGGCATAACTATTGACTATGCTAGAGAAGATAATCTAAACACTTTCTCAGTAGAGACACTCAAAGATAGATACTTATGGCAGGATGAAACCCATGCACAAGAAGCATTCGCAAGAGCCTCAGTCTATGGTGCAACGTATCAAGAGTATACTGACTACGATCT